TGACGGAGTGCGTGTGTTTAATGAGGATAACTGTGAGCAGCTTTCAAAAGAAGCGCTTCAGGCCGCAATAAATCACATCACTGCCAAGTGCGCGATCCGCGAAAACATCTTGAAAAGCGCTGACAGCGTTGAAGAGATGCTACGGCTGATTGAGCCAGATTTCGGACATATGTGGGCGTGGGATTTGCGCCCAGAAGTTCTTAACGAAGCCAAAAAACTTTGGGGGTTCAAATGAACAAATATTTGCAACTGCACATTGATCAAGCAAGTCAGTCCACTAAACGCCGGTTTCGGATGACCTGGGCGGTAATCAGATGTGTTGGTTACCTGGTTATGATTTATGCAGTCGTCGTAGCATTATGGTGGATGCTGACCTTTGCGTTCGCTCTGACACCGGGAATGTAAACATGGTGCAGGCAACACTGTTTGAGGCGCTAGACGCCCCTAGAAACCAACGTGAGGCGCGTTTCATGGCTTTTCATAAGGCGAATCCAATCGTCTACCGACTGTGGGATCAATTCACACGGGAGGCACTAGCCAAGGGCCATAGGCGTGTGGGCGCGGCGCTCATCATGGAGCGCATACGGTGGGAGACAAGCATCAGACTAGTGGATTCTACGCCGAACGGTGAAGCACTAAAAATCAATGATCATCACAAAGCCTATTACGCACGGCTTTGGATGAAAAACAACCCAGCCCACAAAGGGCTGTTCAGCACGCGGTCAGTACAGGGAGATTACGATGGCAGCAAGACTTGACGTTTTAACAGAACTTGACGTTTTAACAGAACACGACTTTCACAACTACATCAAACACGCCCCGCAAGGCAGTGTAATAACAAAAATTACGCCAGAAATGGCAAAATTAACCCTGAGTGAAACGAACAAAAAAAACCGGCCTTTCAGTTCTGCAAAAGTGATTGATTATTCAAAAGATATGCAGAATGAAAATTGGTCATTGAATGGCGAAACAATAAAGTTCGGGTCTGATGGTTTATTGAAGGATGGACAGCACCGGCTTGAGGCTTGCGTCAGGGCTAATACCGCTTTTGGCACGCACCTGGTGTTTGGAATTGATCCAGAAACTTTCCAGCACATAGATATTGGCAAGCTGCGTAATGGTTCAGACACACTGGCTATGATGAATGTGCCAAATTCAAAAGACGCATCGACCGTCATCAAAATGATTATTTCGTATGAAAATGGGCTATCCAGATCACCTTCCGCTGGCGTGTCAAACGATTGGATAAAGGAAAAATACAACAACGAAATTGACCATGCGTTGTTGCAGGAAGCCATATCCGTTGGCAGGAAACTTTATACAACCACAAAATGGCGAGTTGGAATAGTTGGTGCGTTTTTCTATGTCGCGGTGCAGAAGGGACAGCGGGAGCAAGTCAGTCAGTTCCTCGATCATATGTGCAAAGGCATTGGGAAAGCGCGTGCGCCAGTTCCTTTTCTGCTGACGAATGTCAACCGCATGCGGATAGACCGGGCGTTCCACCTAACAGCCCATCATTACAGCATAATGTTGAGCCGGTCTTATTACAATTTTAAAGTCAAAAAGGCGTCCACCAAGGCCGACATCACTGTCAGCATGAATGACAAAATGGTGGCGTTTTGATGGAAAATAGATCGAATATCAATAGCGCGATTTCTGCTGCAATGGGGGAAATCCAAAAGCTAGGCAAGGATGATCAGAATCCTCACGGCAACTATAGTTTTGCAAGCATTGACGCATTTCTGGATATGTGTCGGCCAATATGCGCCGCGCATGGGTTGCATCCGCTTGTGAACACAGTTGCCAGCGAAACCTTTGAGGCTGGCAACAACAAGCTGTGGGCAAAATTTACCTACCAAATTAGCTTGGCTCATACCAGCGGTGAAAACATTGAGCCGGTGGGTATGGATGTCATGCTGCCACTGACTGGCGCTCAAACAAGTGGGTCAGCGCAATCATATGCTGTCAAACAGTTTTTGCGTGGCCTGTTCCTCATTAGCACTGGTGACAGGGATGACGTTGATTTGAAACCGCAAGCAGAAGAAGATGGCGTTGACAGTGGCGCAACACAAGCTGGCGCAGGCTCTAAAAGTTTTGAATATGATATCGAAACTATCAAAGCCAAAATATCATCATTTAACAAACTAAGTGCGTTAAACATTTACATTGAAGAAAACAACGGCACTTGGCACAAGATCGAAAAGCAAAAGAAGGACGACTGGGGAATTATTTACGCACATTGGAAACAGAGAGAGAAGGAACTACAAAATGGGCAATAGACCAGAATATAGCTTTGGTAATGTCAAGCTGGTCAGAGGTGTTGAGATCACCGACAATCTGCAAATCGGATTGTGGTTGAATGTCAAAGACCCTGACCTTAACGCACGGTTAATTCAGTATTACACTGAGCAGCAAAAAGATCAGGAAAACGGTTGGAGAAACCAGCCTGGCGTACAGCTAGAGGTGAGAATCGGGGATAACTATCACAAAGTAGCCTCGGCTCAACTGCGCTTTAATGTTGGTGCGCCAGCACAACAACCGGCTGTAGCACCTCCACCGCCGCCACCATCACCGCCACCGCATATCAGCGTGCCAGATGCACCACCACCACCAATGGGATATTCGGAGGCTAAAGATGGCTAAAAAGAAACAGGCTGTTGCTGATAAACCAGCGAAAAAGAAATGGACTGAGGATCAACGCAAGGCACAGAGTGCTACGATGCGTAAAATGTGGGCGCAGAAAAATCAGGCAAAAAAACAGCCTGTGGCCCAGAAAAAAACCGTGGTTCAGAAAATACCTGAACTGTCATTTGGGGAGAGGTTTTTGTTGAAAATCAAAAACATTTTGGTGATGTTTAAACCATAATATCAACAAATAGTGGGGAGGGGAACCAGCGCTTCGGCGCTGGTTTTTTTATGCGTTTGCAGAACGCTTTTTAGCAAATGTGGGCACGTTTTTTGGTTTTTTACCAGCGCCTTGACCACCAGATCGTTTGCGAGACACGGCAGATCGAACCTGGGACTTGCTCATACGCCCAGCCTTTGCTGCTGGCACGCATTTTGGATAGCCACGCCCACGCTCTGAAGAAGTGCGACCACATTTTTTGTAGCCGCCACTCTTTTTTGGTGCGCTGATATCTACCCAGTCCTCTTTAAACCACTTGGTCAGGCTCATGTTGGTTTCTTGCCTCTATATTTACCACCACGACTTTTATACTCGCGAACCAACCAGGCAGATGCGTAAGCGCTGGGAAATTTATCAAATTTGCGCTTCGCCGCTGCCTTTACCCTAGCATACAGTTTAGGGTTAGTAGGCTTTGGCCTGGACGGCTTTTTTCGCGCTGCCATTAGTAAGACATACCCCTTCTAGCGCGGCGCATTGCTGGCTTTTTCTTCTTTGCAGACGCTCTGGTGGGCCTACGCTTTGGCATAACCTTTGGCTTTTTCATCATTCCGGGCATGACTTCCTCACTTTCCGACTTTACGCATCGCCACCCGATGCGCCTCTGTAAATGTCTTGCCAGCACGCATGGACTTACGCATTTCTGCCATGTGCTTGGCTGTATGGTGGACGCTATGGCGCTTCAGCGCGGTTTGTTGCCGCGCCGTAAGCTTCTTTGGTTTTTTCATCTAAGTTCTCCGCGACTTTTTACCGGCGCAGCGCCAGCGCTTGCGAGATAGCCGCAAAGGGCTATTAGGATTCTTTGCTGCTTTTGGATTTTTCTTCATCTGGCCGAATGACCGGGCGCAGTAACTGTCGCCTTTTGTGGTGCCAGGACGCACCCTCGGCCCACCACCCCTGGCTTTACCAGCTTGTCCGTAGCTGACTTTTTTACCAGTGGCCGTGATTTTGACCTTGGCCTTGCCCTTGGCTGGTTTGCGACTAGCCATCTTTGAGCAGCCCCTTTCGATAACCCTTGGCCCTGCTGTATGTCAGCGTTTCACGCCTGCCATCCTCTGCATATGAGCAGTGAACCCAGCCGCTATTGCCGCCTTGGTAACACTCTAATATTAGTTGATCGAATGGCAGATTCGCCTCAATCCATTGTGCCAAGTCGTAGTTGTCCACCCCGGCCACCTCAAAATCTGCCGCTGCACATTTGCCATCTGTACAGCAATGCTGTGAGGTAATTTTTGAACCGATGGCAACACACAACTCCGGTGAACGGAATCCTGACGATACCATGAAGGGTCCGAACTTATCTCTGATGGGCTGCAATATGTTTTCGCACAACAGTTCAAGAGCCTCTATTTCATCAGTGTCTGGCAGATTAGGGATGCCCTTGCGTTCTGCCGTTTGGCTTTTGCACAGTTCATCAAGCGTGAAGTTTTGTGAAAGCCTCATGCCTTGCGCTTTCTTTTCTTGGGCTTCTTTTTTAAGGCTTTGAAGTCAGCGCTAGTGATTTTTGTGCGCGGCTTTGCTGCTGCTGCTAGGCGCTTTTGCTTTGGTGAATACTTTGAAAATGGCATTATTTTGTAATCCCTTTTGTTTTCTCAAATGTACGCAGGCCACCAAGGCCCAGCATCCCCATCAGAACGGTCAGCAATGACGACATATCAAAAGTCGGCAGTTCTGGGATGGTCACGCCAAAATAAGCGCAGGCAAACATCGTGAAGGGCGCGAGAACAAAGTGCCATGCCAGTGCCACGCCGCAAGTCCAGCCAACAAACGGACGCCAGCCAGCCACAAAGATTGATCTATGCTGTGCTTCAGCCTTGTTGACCTCCAACTGGCCTTTGGCAAGTTCCTGTGCGTGCTGGTCTGCCATCGTGGCTAGTTCGTGCGCCAGCTTTGCTTTCTGGTCCTTGTCCTCGATGAACTTGTCCAGCAGGCCGGTCACTGGCCCTATCAATGCTTGCAGCATTTTGCCGCCTCCTATTTATCTGTGCTTGTCTCGCGGTGGTGCGTTGTTGTAATCCCCACATCACTTGCGATCCATCCATGTGGTGAAGCCCATGTAAGCGCCGACCACGCCACTGAGCGAAATAAACAAAAGTGGCGAAATTTCACTAAGCAGCTTGATGCGGCTATCAGGCACAAAAGGCATGAACAGCATGATTGTGTAGACGCCCATGCCGATCAGCGAGTATCGAGCCAGGCGCAGTTGTGCCAGATGCTTGCGTGATCTGTCCTCAAACTCGCGTATCTCTTTTGCGCGTTCGATTTCGGCATCGCTCACCACCCCGTCATCATTGAGATCGTACTTTTCGAACTCGCTGGACGGCTCAAGTTTTTTCTGGGCCACGGTTTTATGGCACCAACTGCGAAACTTGCTGACCAACTCCTAAATCTGTGGCTTTTGTGGCTGTTTCAGCCGTGATGGTTCTAGGGTTGACAATCATGGCGGTCAGCCGGGGTAACAGGCTTGGAGCGTACTTTTTAACAACTTGCTTGATGCCTTGGCCTGCTAAGTCTTTTTGAATTGCTTGCAATTGGCCTGGGTTGTTTTCAACTAACATACGCGCCAGTTCACTAGCTACTTGAGTTTCTTGACTTTCAGCTATGGTCTTAAAATCTTGGCTGATTGATCTGGCAACCAGTTCTGTCAATCCTGTCACTGGGTCACGTTTACTTGCGTCCCGAACGCGGCTCACTATTTCACCGCGCATGGCGGTTTGACTGCCAGATAAAACGCCTTTTGACGTTTCTCTCAAAACAATTTCATCGGCCAAATTGTTCATAAATTTATCAGCAGCTTTTTTGCCTGTATCGGTCTGTGGAAAGGTCAAACGCAACAGTTTTTCTCTCTGAGGTGAGCGAACAAGGCGTTGCACAGCAGTGCGCTCTGCACCGCGCTCCATTTCATTTAGGATGCCTTGCATGGCTCCCAGCCTAAAACCCTCCATTTCAGATGCAGACATTGTGCCAACAAAATCAGCTAACTCATCTACATCAGCACGCAGAAAATCACGGCCAGTTTGCATGGCATCCATGACTGCTGACTTGCCTGACCAATAGTTTCGGGCAAGGCGATAGCTTGGGTTTTGATTGTCTAAAATTTCCAAGAATTGTGCGCGGGTGCCTTTTGCCGCGTTCACCAAATCCTTGCCAGCGCCGCTAGTTGGTGACTTGCCAACAAAAACCTCATCATCTAAGCCGCGTTTGACATAATGCAGCAGCCTAGTTGGCAGTGCTTTTACGGTTGTGCCTTTTGGCCCCAGAATACGCCCGTTTGCCGCAAAACTAATTTTCGGCAAATTAACCCCTTCCTCTTGTGCAATCTGCATTGCACGATTTAAAGCGTTTTGCATTGATGGCCGTTTAAACAATTCTTGTAAGTCATTTGTAATTCGCACGTTATTACGATAGGCACGCTCATACAGCTTGTTGCCAGTGCCAAGCCTTGCGTTTTGTAATGCTTTAAACTCGCTGAAAAACCCAGCCCGACTGCCAAATGCCTCTTGTAAGTCTGTGGACAGACGCGACAAAATCCCAGCATCACGTTTTTTTAGAAACGCTTGCGCTGTTTTTTTCCCAGCGCCAGGCAGGACATTCACTGCATCGAGCAGGGCTTGGCTGTTAGGGCCAAGATCAGCCAGCGTGTATGGCTTACCAGTTGTGTTTTTGTTTAAAACATATAAAACGGCTTCTTCTACATTGGTCGCATCGTTTTCAAGAGCTTCTTTCAATAATTCTCGCGCTTGTTGATTAGCCAGTGATTTTGGCCCACGGAGCATTTTGCTAACATTACCGGCCACTGCTGAAATTGGTTTAGACGCTAGTTGGATTGTCGGTCCCAACACACCGCCAATAGCCATGCCTGTGCCAGTGTCAGCCATGCGCTCATCAACGCTGCCCTCACTTGCCCCAAAGGCGAAAGCGCCGCCTAAAGCCGCATTTGGCAAAATTTCACCGGCTACTGTAGATGGAGTTCCAGAACGACCTCTTGTAAGTGCTACTGGCAAAGCTGCGCCAATAAGTTGCTCAACAGTTGATCCTACGGGGGATTCTGTTGCAGACTCCTGCAAAGCAGCACGCTCAATGTCAATGGCAACCCCAGTGGATAGCCCTGGGGTTAGATTGCCTCTAATCCAACCTAAAATTTCATCACTTGTGTTGAAAGTTGCGCCTTGCAAAAGGTTGCTAACCATTGGGCTTGTCCAAGCCCCATCCTCAATCGCTTGTAAAGTTGAAAGCCCTTCTTCTGTGAGCTTGTTGTCGAATTTAGCGTCTGTCAGAGCATCACGATATTCATTGAGACGATCTAAAGCATTTGAGTTAGCATCAGCCATTACTTGATCAACCCCTGATTGATTAATTGGTCTACTACACTTGTGCTTGTTGATGATGGCGGTTTTTGTCCAGTAATTCGTTCAAAATCATCCGCAAGCGCTGCCGCACCTTGAGTAAACAAGGGATTTGTTTGTGTAACTTTCAATAAATGCTGTTGCAGTCTGACGTTGCCTTGCAGCCCTTGTTGTTCAATTTCTGGATTTGCCGAAATGAAATCATTGGCGGCGTTGAATAAAGCAACATTTCGTGCTTGCGATAGTTTTATCGCTCTGAGCAACAACTTGTTACCCTCTATTGACTTAGATAATGTTGGTGAACCCATCTCAACAAAAGTTAGGTCTTTATCAGTTGGATTTACGCCAAGCTGTTTGACTAAAGGCAAAATCAATTGCGTTGCTGTTCCTCTAAACGCCTCTGCCCCTGCAACAGACTGAACTTCATATTCTGGATTGAAAAATTGTCCTAGCCGTTTCATGCCTGTTGCTAAATCTTGCCCGAATCCTGTTTCTACTCCAGCATCCAAAAGATTGAGCATTTCATCAACTTTGCCCAATGTCGTCTGTGCTGTGGTTGCTCCGGCAGCTAATTTGTCATAAGCACTCACCATAGCTTTACCGCCAGGGCTTGAAGTCATGTTGACTGTCGTGCCACTGCCGCCAATAGTCTTGATTGATCCATCTGTACCTAGCTGGTAGGCCTGACCTTTATCAGTAGGCAAACCAAGTTGTGCAACTTCTGATGGAGATAAGTTTCTAAATGTTTTTGCTGGCGCACGGCGCTGCACAATGTTGCCTATCTGGGTGCTAGAGTCTCCAGTAAGTGGGCTGGTTGTGGTCGTCTGCACGCCTGCAAAATCACCCATATCAGTAATTTCTGAGGTGACTGTTGGCGCGAACTGTGCAGTCAGTAATGCTGGCATGGCCGCTGATGGATTGGCAGCAACAGCAGCGCGAACACCTGGAGCCACATTCGGTCCCAGCATCCCCATAATCTGGTTTGTCATTTCATCCTCACGCGCTGTCTGAGCGTCACCAGCCTTGCGCTGTAGGTATGCGCCCACCAATGCGCTAGACAGCCTGCCAAGCCCTTGTAGCGGCGTTCTGACAGGCGCAGAACTCGCACCCTGACCCATAAGCGCCTGGCCTAAGATACGGCGCGGGTCAGACTGGTAAGCCTGGTTAAGCTGCTGGAATTGGAAAGATGGGCGTGCGCTACCAAGCCCAAGCATTTGTCTAGGGTTGAGTGCCATTATCTACCTCAATAAGTAAGCTGCGCCAAGATTGCCTGCCAGACCGAACAAGCCGCCAAGGTCTGCCGATCTTGCCGCCTGTGCCTGATTAAATGCGTTCTGCTGCGCCGCCATCTGTGCGCCAAACGCGCCCTGCGTGTCGATTGAGCCAGGCGCAAAGAAAGATGCCTGCTGGACTTGCGGCCCACCTAGCAAGGCTGCCAGTTCATTGAAGTTCTGACTACGCAATGCTGTGCGTTCTGCTATGTCACGCTGGCGTTGTTGGTTAGCAATCTGATTAGATAACAACTGGTTGGCAATAGTATCTTGACGCGCTGCATTAGCCAGTTGTGCGTTTGCCGCTGCCTGGCTAAAGCCTTGGCCTTGACGCGCCAGACCGAACTCGCCAGCCGCTGCACGCTCACCAAACTCTTGCGCCCTTGCTGAACGTGCCTGATTGACCAGCCGATCAGATTCCTGACCCGCCGCCAAGGTCGCTTGCTGTGCCAGTCTCGATAGCTGCTCGCCTTGCTGTGTCTCCAAACGATTGACCGCATCGTTATAGCCTTGGCTTGTGATAGGTATGCCGCGATCTGCGAGGTTCTGCTCCAATGCCTCACGCTGTTGCGTAAACTCTGGCTGCAATAGCCCTAGCTGCCGGTTGAACAGGGTTTGCTCTATGTTGGACCTAAACGCCTCTGGATCGCTCTGTAGCGCCGTCAAACCGGCTGTATCAAGGCCCGTGGGCAGATCAACCGGGCTTGATATAGTGCTTGTAAAAGCAGGCAGGCTGGTGGTTGGGTCAATATCCTGGGCAGCGGATACGCCTGACAATGTGGGCGCTGTTCTGAAGGGATTTTGAAAGTCGGGATCATCTTGAAAGATCGGTGAGCCATCAGGGTTCTGGCCCACCACCGTGCGGCCAGTCACCCGGTCAAACGCCAGATTGCCCAGCCCCAGGCCGGTGCCTTCAGTCGCAGCACGCAGTTGGGCCTGAAACGGCGTTTCCTGCGTAAACGCAGCCGCCTGGCCATCTTCTGGCACTGGTCCCTGCACAAACTGACCTTGATCACCGACAGAACCGAACAACAGATTGCCGTAAGGTGTGAACTGATTAATCCTGTTTGCGTTACTTTGCGCGTTGATCAACTCGTTTGGATCAGGCACTGGTGGTGGTGACGGCGCTCTTTTGCCCATAGTCGTTACCTTTCAACCATTTACATTCGCTTCTTAACATTCCCCACAAGATCGCATCATGCGGTGGATATAGCTGGCGCAGCCTGCCCTCTTGTGTAAATCCAAGCTGCTTATTCATCTTCATAGCCTTGTCGTTGGCCTCACTGCACTGCACTAAAATACGGTTAGCACCTATCTGATTAAACGGATAGGCAAAGAGGACGTGAAGGACAGACCGGCAAGCCCAGCGCCGGGAGGATGCAGCTATGGATGCCTCGATCTGCCCTTCTCTCCAATCGTGGTAGACGGCAGCGCAAATAATCTCCCCATCGCACTGCACGCCGATTGCTTTGCTTGGACCGAACTTGTCAATACCAATGCGCTTTGCTGCCCACGATTTTAAATATTCATCGGCCCCCAGAACGATAGTGTTCACCGCTGGCTTTCCCTGATGGCCTTCAATGTCTCTCGCATAGATGGTGGCCGTGGCTTATCTGGCTCAAAATCACACAAGTATTCCCTAGGGAACCACTCATCCATCCGAAATGACATGACCTCCTGGGTGTTCCAGGCTCCCCGGTAAACGCAATATCTCATGCCATCAATCTTGTCACAGCCAACCAAGCGGCATACCACATGGTCTGGTTGCGCCCTGGCTGCATGGCCTTTGAGCAACAAAACGAACCCAGTCAGCAGCCCAGCGGCCAGTAAGCCCATAAATATCCAGGCAACATACTCAATAATTTTTTGTCTACGTTGCTGGGCCGCGTAAACAGCTTCCTGCCTTTGCTTACGAATTGACCCCTCAAGTGCCAACAATTCGCTCCAAGCGGCTGTGCCGCGTGTTAGCTGTATCATTTGCTTTAGCTGGTATCGCTGATCCTCCAGCTTTTTTTTGGCGGTGAACGCTTCTAGTGCGAGGCTCTCAATGCTTTTGCCTTTGGTCAGCTTTAAAAATAGGCTGGGATTTTTCGCAGCTTTTTCCAAGTGGTCTACGTCAGAAACAGCGGACATCCAGCGGCTGAGATCAGCGCTCATCTGCTCTAGTTCACGCCCAGCAGCAAACCCTTTTTGCAACATTGAAAACGCACTTGACGCAACCTGGACAGCGGTGCCGATGGTGACAGGATCAAGCATCAGTACACCTTCATGTTGTCGTTCACCGCTTCAGGCAAGCAGTAAGCAGTGATCAGGTTGCCCTGGGCGTGTAATTTTTTAGCGAAATAAACGCACTCATTTACGTCCCGAAAGCGCATGGTATCTGGCACGCGCCTGCGGTCCTCTCCAATGCCAACAAAGACATAAAGGCTAAAAGCAACAAGGGTTTCCACATTATGAACTCAAACGCTCTAATCTATCCTCAAGACGCTGTAGACTATCGGTGATGCGTTGCAAATCGTTACGCAACTCACCGCGTGATACAAAGTCCTCGCGTGTTCTGTTAATCAATATATCCAGCCGCTTGACCTCTCGCGCTTGTGTGCCAAGAAACCAGCCACCAGCCATGACTAGAACGCCAATTAGGCCGTCAATTATGTGAACAAGGTCCATGCCTACCAGCCAGAGGGTGTGCCAGTAAGGATTGTAGGCGTTTTCTGTTCTGCAATATCTGCATCAAGAACAGCCTTCAGTTCTTCTTCTGTCTTACCCATATCAGCCAAGACCTTTGCCTTACACCAATCTTTTGTAATGGAATTGTAGGCTACAAAATCTGCACCCTCCTCCAATGGAGTGGCAACTGTGCCGTACATGGTTGCTGTTAAGTAGTTACCATCCGCGTCTTTGTCGGAGTCACTGACGCAGTTTACTTTCCAATGTATCGTCTGAACCACATCGACTTTGTCGCCATCTTTTGCTACGCGGTCTAACTGTGGGTATTCAAATGTCATAGCTGTTGCCATTGTCTACTCCTGTTAGCTGGCTTCGAGCGCAGCCACACGGCCACGCAATTGCTGTATTTCTTTGATTAACATTGGTACGAGCTTGCTGTAATCCACGCCCATCATTTCATCACTGTCGGCATTGCCTGTGACAGCCATCGGTTCAATCGGCTGTAACTCTTGTGCAATCAGGCCATAATCCTGATGGGAGTTGTCTGCGTTCCAATCGAACTGACGAACTTGGATGGCATCTATTTTGTCAGATGCGGAAGCTGAGTCTTGTATGTTGGACTTGAGGCGTCTGTCTGAGGTTGTGTTGTAGGTGACGCCGCTTGAATTGGCACTGATACTGCCTTTGGTTGAATTGCTCCTTCGGAAATCCATCAGAGTTCCGTCGGTGGTTCTGTTGTAAAACCCTAGTGTTCCATTGCGTTCACACTGAATGAAACCCGGTCCAATCGTTGTTCCTGTTTCGCTTGTAAACCCAGCAGAGGTGCGTCCAATCAGAAAGCTGCCAGACGCATCAAACCTAGCCCTCTCACTGCCGCCAGTGAAAAACTGCATGACATCAGAGCCTTGGAAGTCGATGTAGGTGTTTGTATCGCTCTTTCCAGCGAACCTGCCAGCGTGTAAAGTTCCGTTAAAATAACCGTCTTTGAAACGTAAAGAAGCTCCACCTAAGTCTGTAGCAGCATCGTCAGTGCCGCCAGTGTTAGTCGTTGGAGTTATAGCACCACTCCCAAAACGCAACCCCTTGTGGCTTGACGTAGTAGACATTATGGCTAAATCGCCATCGGTAGCATTTATTGAGCCAACCGTTGTGCCGTCTTTTCGGAGTTGAATAATCTCACCATCACTATTAAGTCGGTTCAATCTTAGTGCATCTGAGCCATCTCGTGTTGAAATCAAAGGACCAGTAGCACGGGCTTCAATGCCAACGGTTGCTACATTATCCGCAGTCTTACCCACCAGCAGGTTTTGCGAACTGTCTATTCTGAAGGCCTCAGTAGTGCTAGTGCCGAACAACATGACATCGCCTGTCATTGCAGCCTGTATGAAACCTCTTTGTGTGCCTGAGTCGTTCTTAAATTTGATAAAGGCGTCACCAGTGTCATTTGTATCTTGAATGACCAATTCAGGGTCTGCGCCGTCAACTAACAAGTCTCCGCTTACAGTGCAGCCAGTTGAACTAGTGTCTAAACGTGCTGTACCGTTGTGAAATAAACGTGCGACAGAACCTTCGGTAAACACAGCTAGGTTTGTTCCAGATGTTGTTTGTATTTTTACATCATCAGATGCTTGTAAAATAAGGTCGCCAGTGCCGTTGTCTTTAATTACTGAGTCATTGCCATCATGGAATATTTCTAAATCTGAAGAATTTCCCATCAAAATCTTAGCCGAATCTGGGAACAATATGTCATCTGTACCAGTTGGCACAGTAAACACTGTAGCATCTGCATCGTTCTTTACGGTGATGTCGCTGGTGCTGCCCTGTCCAGTAAGAATCAGACCCTCTGCGCTGGTAAAGCCAATCGCAGCATTGTCACCAGCAGAAGTGTCGGCAGTAGCCTCTAACGTGCCGCCAGTGATTACGCCTGTCGTTGTGATTGCACTAGAACCGTTGTCAATCGCGCCAAAGCCGCTTGTGATGCTGCCAGAGTTAAGTGCGCCAGTTGTGACGATGTTAGAGTCTCCCGCCGCTGGTGCCGCCGCTATGTCAGACAATACCTCTGATGCAGAACGCCCCTCAATGGCTGTGCCATCCACACGCAGAAAATCGTTATCTGCAACGCCGCTGGTAAACTTAGGCACATTGTTATTTGATATGCCTGTGTCCAAGGTGGCAGTCGCTGTGATGGCTGTGCCGTTCAGCGTCATGGCGTCTGCTTCTAGCGTGCCGTCAATATCAGCGTCACCAGATACATCAAGGCTACCGGCGTCAAGTTCGCCTGTCAGCGTGATATTACGGAAGCTGGCAACGTCCTTATTTGCGTCAGCCGTGACCACCTTAGAGGCGACCACCGTGCCAACGGCAGCGCCTGTGTCGCTATAGTTTAGCTCCGCGCCAGTTGCTGTAACAGCAGTGCCGTTGATTGACAGTGCGTCAGTCTCCAACGTGCCATCAATGTCAGCATCACCGCTTACGTCTAGCGACCCGGCGTCTAACTCGCCAGTTAGCGTGACGTTGCGGAAACTGGCGATATCTTTATTGCTGTCAACAATGACAGCTTTAGATGCCGTCACAGTGCCTGCCGTTACGCCGTCAATGGCCTCTAGTTCTGCCTCGCTGATGACCGCGCCAGAACCAAGCGTCAGATCACCACCCACAGTCAGATTGCCTGCCACGGCAGTTGTGCTGCTGGCAACGGTGCTGTTTGGCGTGTGTGTGAGATAACTGACAAAGCTGCCACTTATCTTGCTGGCCATAGTGAGCGTGCCACCATCAGCAATGTTCACTTTATGCTGGTCAGCGTTGTCATCGCCCTGGTCTGCCTTCAGCACAATACCGAGCGCCGCGCCCTCTACATTAGCCGCAATCTCTAGGCTGTCATTGGTGCTTTCATCATACTGGATTGTGATGTCGCTGTTGGTGCCAAGGATGATGGTCTTGTTGTCAGGCACGGTCAGACCTTCGGCGAACGGTATCGCCGCCGTGCAAGTCTGCGTGCCGTCTTTCAGGATGCAAGTGGACAGGCCGGTAGCCATGCCGTCCAGTTCAGTGTCGAACTTGCTGGCCAGTATTTTGACGCCGTTGTCCCGGTCTGTCGTGCAGTCAAATGTGCGTGAAAAAGTGCCGCCTGAAAATGCCATTACAGTGGCCCTCCTGGTGCTATTGTATAATGAGCGCTGATAAAGCTGATGGTTTGCGTGCTGGTTGCGACCTTGATTCGCAATGCTGCGGAATATCCTAGTCTGTTGACCGCCTTGCGGCGTTTTGTTATGCCTGCGCCTGTTGTGTCAGCCCAGAAAAAATCATCCCAGGTTGCCGTGTCCCAGGCCGCAAGATTGGATGCAAATGTGACTGGCGATACATCAATCGCCGCAACAGGCGCTTGATCCACACCTACGCCAAATGAGAACACAATGTCTGTTTCGCCTTCCAGCATGGGCTGCACGCTAGAGAAACGCTTTATTGATCCTCGATCACCAAAATAGTTGTAGCTGGTAGCCAGATCACCAACAATGTTTTCGCCATCATCAGCATCACCGCCCACCTTGAAAACTTTACCTGAACTACTGCCAAAATATGTGTCGCCATTGAATTGGCCCCAGACATGGGCCGGTATGTCCTCAAAGATGCACCAGGCTCTGATGATCGGGTTGAAAACGTGCTGATTAAATGGATCAACGTCATTGGTAGGATAATTAAATATTACCTTATCACCGTCCGGGCTGACAAATATCTGCCAGCCTGTGGTTGTGCCGGTAGCTTTGACCTGGGCAATCACCGTGCCGCGAATCTTCTCTGATATGGCTGCTGCCTTGTTGCCGACAATATCCTGGCGCACGACTTGGGACAGTGGCAAATAACCCTCTTTAGTCATTACGATAACATCGCCGCCCAGCTTGGCAATGGCGCGTTTTTCGTTAATAGGCTCTGCAATCCTAAATGTGCCGACCAAGGCAAAATCACTGGCAGGGTTTGAGCCAGAATAAAGCAACACCTCGCCGCTGGTCATAATTATGCAAAGCAAATCGTCAACGCCCTCACCACCATCAATGGTCAGGGTGTTGATCATTATGATGTTGCCGCCGAATGTACCGACCAGACCAACAGGGAATTTGGTAAAGTTGCCGGTGAATGTGTCCACCGTGGCGCTGTGATAAAAGTTCTGGCTTGTGCCGGTCCAGTAGTAAACGCGGTTTTTGTGAGCGTGAACGCCGGTCAGCGTGTTGGCATTGACGCTATCTGACAGTGTAATTGACAAATCAGACGCACTGGAGCCATCCCATGAAAAAGGCACATTGGCCCCAGACGGAACCACCACTGTCACGTTGTTGAACTCGATATGCTCTGCCCGACCATTCGCTAGGCCAGTTTTCTTGCTTACCGCTGACCCGCTGTCAATCTGATACAAAACACCATCTGAGCCAATGGCCAACAACTGCCGGTTTGCGCCAGCGTTATGCTCGATCAGCGTTTCAACATTGCCGGTGCCAACGCCAGTGCAAAATGAGGTATAGCCATCACGCAACGTGACTTTCTCCACAGTCGGGAAAAAGTTGGACATTATCAGCGCGTCTGTAGGCGGCATGGCATCAATGCTGTCACGGCTGTTCAAACCACCCACTGGGGCTGGCACCGAGGCTGCTTTCGCGCGATAGCTCCTAGATGATGGAAGTGCCTGTAACATCAGCCGCCATATCCGCTGTCTGGTAGGTTGTAGCTATACGGATCGACCAGATACTTTCTGGCGTCATCCATTGTAATAATTGGCGCACCGCCTGACCGGCTGATAGCCTGGCGCAGTTCTAACTGGTACTGCCTGAAATCCTCGTCATATGCCAAGCCGTGGTTCTGCTTGAAACGCCATGTGACGCCCATTTCAATTAATGCCTCATCAAGTATGCCGACATCAGTATCAGCAGCCATAGCGGCTTGTGAGGTGCCGCCGCTGGTCTGATTCCAATGACTTGAAATATATTCAAAGCCTATTGACTCTGTTGCCGTTGGTGTAGGCGTTAGATCAAAGCGCAACGCATTGCTGCTTGGCTTGAGCCTGAAGCGTTCAACAACGCCGCCAGTGGTAGTTCCAAACCGATCAGCCTGGTACTGCTGCGGTGTGATTGGGCCTGCCAACTGGTTTAAATCTGTTCTGTTGTAGGCTGTGCCTGAAACAAAGCGGTCAAAGTCTGTCGGCAGCGCATAGTTCTGTGTACCGTTGGCCGTGTTAAATGTGTGTTCTTTCGACAGTATTGGCCAGTTGGTGGCACGCATCAACTGCTTGCCTTCACGGTTTATAAAGACCAGAAGCTGCCTTGCAATCGGGTCAGTATTACCGACCACAGTGGAGGGGCGTTCAAACCCTGTGTAGTCAGCTACCGTCTGCGCTATCGTCAACAGGCTCATTTGATTTCTCTTTTACTGCTTTGAGGGTTTCGGTTGTTACAATCACTTCTTCAACCAAGTCAGCCTTTTGTTTGTCAGCAGTGACTTGCAGCTTGGCAATCTTGGCCAGTTCAACGTATGGCTCACCGATATTACGCAATGTCGTTTCTTCAGCCGCTGCCAAGGCTTCAATTGTTTCAATGTTGTTCAATTCTAACTCACAACGGCGCGGCTCTGTCATGCCAGGCAGGCTGGTAAGCGCCTTGCCTTTTGGCTTTTTCTTCTTCGCCTTTTTCTTGTAAGCGGCCCACTCCTCTGAAAAGCGTGCAATGTCTTCTGGCCGCACTGGGCCTTCCCATACATCGCGCATATTGGCAATAGTGATGCGGCAAAAATCTCTATTCTCGCCGTTCAGTTCGCGTGCAAAAAAACTGCCTTTGACAGACATGGTAGAACTCCCGATTGTTTAGATTAAGTTGGGGGCAAGACTAGCGCCCTGCCCCCAGTGTTTTATAGTGGGAACATGCAAATAATTTCCTTATCTGAAATATCCCCAGCAATCGCGCATACGTTGCTCGTAACGTCTGCCGTGACATCGAGCGTACCATCTGCCGCGCCGGTTGGTGTCAACGGATCACCGTCAGCACCAGCGGTCAACGCAATGGTCAAGGTTGCCGCCCCAGAAACCTGGAACCAACCATATTGCCCATCTGTCATCACTGCCTGAATTACACCCGCGCCGACCTCAACGGAATCGGACAGATCGCTAGTAACCTTGAAGGTCTTGTAGCCATCTAAAGTGTAATAATAGGCGACCTCACCAGCGACAGCCGCTGCACCAGCCGAACCAGTATCATATTGCAGATACTTGTACATGCGTGTGCCATTGGTGTCGTCAATGATTGCACCAAGCTGACCCAGTTGGAACTCTGGAGTGTCAGCGACTGAAGTTGGGTCAATGCCCATTACTGCTGCTAAAGCCATAACAAACTCCTTTCCTAAGTATGGATCACGCCCTGGAGAGCGCGGTTTGAACAAGTCAGATTTCCTGACCAGAACATTGGCGTTACCATAGCATCTTGGTTGACAGACATTTTTGCTTCACCCGGAACGAAATCCCTCGATGCTGCTACCTCAAGACGGAGATAGTCAGTATTCAGGAAATACATTCTGTTGGTGTTACAAGCCGAATCAAACACAACGTCTGAGTTCAGGTATTGAACTGACGTAAAGCCTGATCTAGCCAGGTCGTCTGAAGTGATCCGCTGGATAGCCTGAAGGCTCCCAAGGAACGCTTTGTAGGCATTTGTTCCAGCCATCACAAGGTCAGGGCTGTCAGCGCCACGAACAAGCTGAAGATAGATAGTATTCATATCATCTTGCACGTTTGAGGTACTGAACGCTGATGACGTTGCAGTTGTCTGTACGTTCTGCCAGAACGTAAATGTGCTTGAGTTGATGCCACCAACAGTGCCGGTGCCTGCGTCAGCCACGATAAGCTGAAGGCCACCAACCTCTTTACCTGACGATCCAGTTCCATCGGAATAGATCGCAGTAGACAGGCTGTTCATCATTGACTTTTCAAGCACGTTGATGCGTGCCTCAAGCAGATTGATGATGGCTTGCTCACCAGAGTTTTTGACTTGCTCCAGGCCAGAAATTGTTACATTTCCTGCGAGCTGCTTATAGTCGAACACGGCCGCCGACAGGACGTCCGCTGGTGAAACATCAAGTGTTTCGTAACCGCTGTAGAACTGCACAGTTCCATTATCGGCATATTCAAGTTCACGAACAATGTCGCGCCCTGTAACGGACGTTTGATTGCCGTTCTCGCGTAGTCTACGCAGCAACGCATTGTGGTTGCTCACGTTGTCGGAAAGTGTGCG